CTACCGCTCGCGCCGTAATAATCCACCTCCAGCCAGATCTCTGCATCGGTCAGGCTGGTCACCGAATCGCGCAGGATCTCGACCGTCAGCGTCTTAGCTGATCCGGTCGTATTGTTCCACAGCACAATCGGATCAGTGTCAAGCGTCGTGCCTGGGTAGATGGCATTCGCGGTAGTCACCAGCTTCAGCGAGTACGCCGTTACGCCATCGCTGGCCCCGCCCGTTCGCACCACCGTCGTCTCTTCGCGAATGGTTCCTGTATGGGTCTGGACCCAGACCTTGTAATTAGTGCCCGCGCTGTCGCAGTTGTACATCGAGAACCGTTGATTGGTCGCCAGCGTGCCGCCAACCAGCGACCCCACCCACGATGCAGGTAGCTTGCTGTTGCTGATGCTGAACTTTCCGGTCTGCAAACCGGTATTGGAATAGAAAATAATCAGCCCGGTGCCACCGTTGGACAGGTCGAGATTGCGCAGGGTCGTCTCGCCCACACAGGTAGCGGTAGCTGCTGCGCGAATCAGGTAGATCGGCGCGGAACTGCCGGACAATATCGACCCGCCATCCCACACCATCGCTAACGTATCGACACTCTGCCCAACGTGCGCGAATTTGACATCGCAGTCTTTCCAGGTGATCGGCACATAGTTGCTGTTGGAACTGATCCGCGACGAGGCGTCGGTGTTGACTAATACGAATTGACAACGCTCATAGGTTTGAATTTCTCCGGCAGTCTGGCCGCATAAAATGAATAGCGTCGCTCCGGTGCCCGTCCCCGAGTTGAAGCGCACGCCATACATGTATAAATGCCCACCGATAGTGATATTCGTCGCCCCGGTCGTAGTCAGCGTAGCGGCGGTCGAAATCGTCGTCGGTGGCGCTGCCGCATCATTGCCGGCAACGATCTTCACCGGATTGGCAATGGTGCCGTTGAACGTCAGCACAACATTGACGGCGCCGGTTTCGGCATGGACCTGGCTGACGTAGATATTGTCGCCGGGGGCACTGATGCTCGAGGCGCCGCCGAGCGTTGCCTTGGCAAGCGCCCACGTCAAGCCACTATCGCCATTAAGGCCATCGGTCGATCGGACATAGTAAGTGGGCATGGATCAGACTCCGTTGATATGGCCGAAAGCCGGCAACATGACTTGCCGCAACGCGGCTGGTGCAGCAACCAGGGTCGTCCACCCGGCAGAGCCCGGTGTAATGCCGAGGACTGGTTGACTGGCGATATACAGCCCGCTGGAATAGGTCACTACATCATTCAACTGATATTGCACTGTCGCCGAATACGCGCCACGAAAGCGCATCGCATCGGTCGGTGTCGATACCGCCGGCCCGCCCTGCAGCACAATATCGTCCAGGTAGAACCCGATCGCCGCGCCCCCGCCGGTCACGGTATAGCGCACCGCAGTCGTGGTCAGCCCGAAGGCGCCGAAGGCCGAGGTGGGGATGCCGATCGACTGATACGTGGTGATATTGGTCTGGTCAAAACCATAGGTGGCGTGCTTGAAGGTCACCGGGGTGCCCACCGCGATGGTGCCGTTGTACCACTGGATCAGCACCGACTTGCCACTGGGCCAGGTCGCCTTGTTGCGAATATAGAAATTCAATGTATTGCGCGTCGACAGATCGAACGCCGAGCCATTGCTGAAATTGGCGTAGGCACCCGCCGCAGCAGCGGTGTACTCGACATCCTTGGTTCCGGCGTGCGGGTTGGTGGTCGACGCCGCCACCACCGTGCCGCCCGACGTGGTCGTTGTCCATTCTGTATTTTCCAGATAGATCGAGGTCGTCGTTACCGGAATCGTCGTCGCGTTAGCCACCACCAGGACTGCGGTGAGCCGCAACTGCGTCAACGGATCTACCGATGCCTCGGCCGGAGATGCCGCGGCAACACCGTCGATCTTGATCGCCGTGCTCGAGCTGGTCAGGGCAATGACATCGATACGCGGATTGGTGGCATCGGCTGTCGCCAACGTCACCGTCGTCTCCGGGCTGGCATAGGTCGCGCCGCCGATGACATAGGACGCCGCCGAAACCACGAACTGCAGGCCGGAAACATAGCGGATCGCGCCACCGCTCAATAATGCATTGCCGACGCTCTGCCCCGGAGCACCCTGCGGGCCGGTTGGTCCCGGCGCACCAGTGACCTCGATGACCGTCGTCACGCTACCGCCACCACCACCGCCTGATCTCAGCATGTCAATTGCCTTTGCCAGTCCATCGTGTCAGACCCCATCGATATAGCCATAGCCGGGCAGCATGATTTGTGTGCTTGACCCGATCAAGTTGATGTAGCCATAACCGGGCAGCAGCACCTGCCGCGCTGTCCCTGCCGCCGCTGCAGCCGCCACTGATGGGCTTGCCGCTCGCAGACTCGAATACCGCCATGACCTGCCCAGTGCCATCTCAGTTGCCTTCCATGATCTGCCAGTAAGTCTGATCCGAAACCAGCAGCGCCCACTTGCCGGCCACCGGACTGAGAATTGCCGTCCCTGCCGCACCGCCGGCCAGCGGCACTACATTGGCCGTGGCACTCGTCACTGCGGTATTGGTGATCGAGCGGATGACCAGTTCCCGGCCCTTGCTGGTCACTGCGTCCGGTAAGGTGTAAACCACCGCTCCGGCCGAGTTCTCGATCATGTAGAAGTCATCGGGCAGCACCGTATAGGTCGCCGCCGTCTGCACGCTGACCTTGCGGTTGATCCAGCCGCCCTTGCCCGTGGTCGTGCCCAGCGTGCGCTCCAGCGCCGAGATCCGCTCCACATTCAGCCGGAACTGATACCACAGCGCCCGGTACAGCAGCCGGTCCCACTCGGTCGCTTCCGCCGACAGCCCCGGCAGGTTGATGTCTTCCGGCTTCACCGCTCACCCGCGGGCGTGAACTTCGGCACGATGTCCACGATCTCGATCGGCTCCGTGGCATCGATGCGAAAGGCAAAAAAGTTCTGCGTGCTGCCGGTCATCGCATTGCTCGGGTTGGCGCCCAGCGTATCGAAGCGGAATTCCGAGTTCAGGTACGCCCCGCCCAGTGCCGTGCCATCGCTTGGCGTCTTGCTGCCATAGACGGTCAGTTCCATGTTCGGCGGCACCGTCGGCGGCGTCGCCGGCCGCTGCGTCAATACCGGCGTCACTCGCGACAGCGTCTGCAATTTGTCGTGCTGTCCATACCAGCCGGTGAGCAGCGCCGAGTGCGGATAGAACGCCGGGTTGTTGCGGTTTTTGGTCACCCCGTCAAAGATGCGCAGCGCGTCCAGGTTAGTGAATTCGTTGCCGACCGTCACCGTCTCCACCCCACCGGAAACACTGCTCACGGTCAGCGTCCTGAAGTGCTCGGTATTGGTCACGCAGGGGATCGGCTGCGTCGTCTGCTGCGTGGAGAGCACGCCCCACTTGTCAAGCTTTGAATCCCACACCAGCGTCTGCGCATAGCCGCAGAAGATAACCCGGTTACTTTGCCGGGCATAGCCCAGCAACAACGGAAACCGGCTGCTGGTATTGCCGGTGAACAGTTCGTTGATCTCCAGATAGCGCCAGATGCCTTGCGTGATCGAGCGCGGCCGTGTCCCGTCATAGGAATAGATATCGTGGGCGTGGACGAACACCAGCGTATCGCCGGCATTGATGACCGAACGGTGGCCGAGACAGCCGACCTCGTCGGCGATGCGCTCGAAGTCCCAGATCGGACTATTCGGCCCCGCGCCGACATAGCGCCCGCGGTACATGCTGTTGGCCTTGAACACCACGATACCGTCCTTGAACGCACGCACCGCGGTGATCGCCCCCGGCGTATCGACAAACTGCGCGAACGAGCACTGCGTGACCTGCGGATTGACCCGCCAGTCGGTGTGGTCGCCGATCGCCGACCAGGCCAGGATATCCCGCGCACCGGTCACCGTCGACCAGTTGCCGCACGCGCCCAGGAATACGAAATTCGCCGCCACGCAGCAGGTCTGCGCAGCCGGCGCCGCGGTCGCCCCGCCCAGGTCCGAGAACAGCGTGGCCACGGTCAGGTCCAGCGCATTGCGCTTCTGCGCCGTCACCGCATTGTTGCAGGCGATGATCACATCCCCGAAGGCGCACAGGTCGAAGGAGCTGAAGGCGTCCTCGGGGAACTGGTAGGCCGAGCCGCCCAGCGCATAGTCGCCGGCCTTGGACACATTGATATAGCCGGTGCCGGGGGCAAGTACGTTCAGCCGCTTGTTGGTGCCGACGATGACGATCCCACCCGGCGCCGAATTCCAGCGGCTGGCAAAGCAGAC